TGCCGATTCGTGACACCCACGAATAGCCGCAATGCCGGGACTTGACCGGCTTGCGCGGCTTCGGCTTCGCGATCTTCACGGCGACCCGAAAGCGTTGGCTTTCAGGCCGTGTGCGATCCTTGCCGACGACCGGCTTACTGGCCGAGGGCATCGGTCAGGCGCCGCTCTTCGGCGTCCAGATCGGAAACCTGTTCGGCACGGGTGCGCAGCGCGGCTTTCTTCGCGCGCACTTCCTTCAGGCGCATGGCCAGCATGTCGTTGCGGCGCCGGGTCACGTCGAGTTCGAGAGCACCGAGTGCGTCCTTCACCCATTCCGGCGGCTCGACCTTGAAGCTCAGGTACGTGTCGCGCAGCGCGCGGCCGAACTGAACCATGGATACCGCTTCGTCGATGTCGATTTTCTCGATGTTCAACGCGCGCAGTTTTTCGATTGACATTTCGTTCTCCGTTTCAAGTGTGGTGGCAGTTTTCAACGATCTTTCGACCAATCTAGCCGGATGCCAGCCGGCACAGTAGCTTTGCTAAAGCTCGCTGCTACGTTTCGGTCACTGGCTCCAGTTGTGGTGCCGAAGCCTTGACTTTCAAGGTCTTCAGCGGCGTTGCCATGATCTCGTCGATCAGGCTGTAGCGATTGGTGCGCATCGTCTGCACGATGTTCGGCAGCGCGTAGTAGTCCACGCTCTTCGTCAGGTCGAACGTCTGCATCTGAATGCCGGCCGCTTCGACGTTTCCAGTGAAGCGATCCGGGTCACCAGCGAGCTTGTAGAAGTACACAGGCACTTCCTTGCTCGACGCTTCCGTGTGAGCGGCGTAAGCCTTCGGGAAGAGACTGCCATAGCCGTCGCCACCATCAGACACCACAGCGATGCCGTCGACGATCAGCTTGCGCTGGTTGATGTAGTCCAGACCGCAGCCGATGTTCGTGCCGCCGCTCGCGCTGACGTGCTTGGTGAGCTTGCTGATGTCTTCGAGCGACTTGCCGGTCACGTCGTGGAAGTACGGAGCACCATCGAACCAGACCAGATAGGTCTTGCCCTTGGCCACCCGTGCAACGATGGCCGCGACTTGCCGCGCAACCTCGATGCCGTCCTTCATCGACGAAGACTTGTCGGCCAGAATCAGCCAGTCACCTTCGACCGCCATGTTGTCGAGTTGCTTCTCCTGCGTGCCCAGCATCTTTTCGCCCAGCTTGCCGCCGACAGCCGCAGCCGCCACCGAAGTCTTCAGCGTGGCCTTCGTCGACTTGGCTACCTTCTGCAAGCCAGCTTCATAGGCAGCACGCAGCGCCGGATTTTCCTTCATGCCAAGACGTTCGAGCAGCTTGGTGTTCGTCACCAGTTCGGTCGGCGACATCGCGCCGATCAGCGCTTGAACCACTGCCGGGTCTTTCGCCTTCACGCCCAGAGCACCAGCAGCGATCAGGAACGGGATGTTGCGGCGCATGATGGTGCCGGCGATCTCGTCGGGCAGCATGTTCTTGAGGCTCGCGACTTCAGCACGTAGGCCGACCGGCGCGTAGTTCTTGCCCTTGGCATCCTTGAACTGGAGCACGCGCTTGGCGTAGTCGTCCGGCTTCAGGTGAAGCAGCGAGTAGATCGAGACCAGCGTGGCGCGGTGTTGCAGCGCAACGCGCTCGAACCGGCCCGGCTGGGCTTCGAGATCGCGGATGTACTTCTCGACGTGACGGTACAGCAGCCGGCGGCTGACGCCAGCCAAGTTCTTGGCGAAGTGAATGGCGCGCAGCATGTCGCGCGGCGCCAGACCGACGATGTGAGCCAGCGCGTTGTCGCGCAGTTCGGCGTCTTCCACCAGCGCCTTGCTCGACAGAGCGATCACAGGCAGAGCAACCTTCGAGTCGCGAATCTGACCCTTCTGTTCGTTCCACGCGATCAGATGCGAAAAGAAGTTCGGGTCGTCGACCGCAGCCACAGCGCCAACCGGCGCGTACTGCATCAGGTCTCCGTGCGGCGAGCGAGTCAGTTCGCTGATTGCCGCTTGCTTTGAGAGTCCAGTCTTTTCCATGAGAGCCTTTCAACCACCACCACAATGAGCTTGCCGATGCACCCGCCTGCAAGCGGGATTGCTATCAAGCCTAGCGACTGCCAGATCGGAAGCATGTTCTCTGTCTCGAAAATTGTTGTGGCGATTCGATCTGCTTTTTCCGTGCTCTACCACTGAGCTATTCCCCCGCTGTATGGAGGAAGTTGGAATCGAACCAACGCAACGGGCACCCAATGCCATGTAAGCAGATCAGTGGCCACGAACTCTATGTGTGACGATTCGGAATGCTTTAGGTTGCACCTATAGCGTTGCGTGTAGGCATTCCAGTGGTCACGAAAATTGATGCTGAGATTCGACGCGAGAAGTTACTCGGTGATTAGCCGGGTTGCACCCATGTGCGTACTTTCCAAGATTGGCGGAATGTACTGGAGTCGAACCAGTCATGTATCCGCGTCAGTGTCAGCAAACCTTAATTCTGTCTGTGCGCTGGCCGCTTGGTCTGGAGACCAATCTTTTCCAAGCGTTCTCTTCAGGGCCGCGTAGTCCTACAGAGACCAACGCACAGGCAGAATCAAGTGTGGCTGCTGATTCGTATTGCAACCCCTTTCGGGGTCATGACGGGATTTGAACCCGCTACCTTCAGTATGAAAGACCGAAGCTCTAACCAGTTGAGCTACATGTAAGCAAGACATTGAGCAACCACGACTGCATTGCACCACAACAACAGGATCGTGTCAAGCAGCCTTGCGACTTTTTCTGATCTCTTCCATGCAGTCGCGAATTTCATTGGTCGCAGCCACCCCTAGCCGGCGGTCGAAGCCTTCCAGCCATTCTTGGCGCTTGGCTGCGCCGGGGATGTCCACGATGAACCGCGCCAAGGTCTCGATCTTCCATTCGTGACTGTCGCTTGAGACTTGGCGACCGTCGACCAGCGTGACGAGACTCACGACATCAGATCGCGCACGGTGTTGACGATGCGCTGCCACCATGGCGTTGTCGCGCGCCGCAGATCGTTGATTGCGGTCATGAACAAGGCCGCGGTCTCGGTGTCCTTGATGTCGGACAAGGCGGTTTCGTAGCGTTGCATGGGGAAGGTGGTTTTCATGTCTTCGTCCTACGTGCCCAGTGGGCGATTAGAAGCGCGTCAGCGCGATTATTGTCCTTCACGCGGGCCAGTGCATAGCCCATCGACGGATAAAGCGCCCTAGCGGCTTCTAGGGCCAATCCCTTGCCTTTTTTTCCGCCCTTGATCCCGAACATGCGCTGCCAGAGCTTCGCGTCGACCAGAACCAGCGAGCCGGCAAAAGCACCCAGCGCGCCTTCGATCACACCTTTGCTGTGCATCATCGACGCGGTCCCGAGACCGCTAGCGCCAGTTCCGGGCAAGTAGCGCACGTCTTCGATTACGAACATGCGTGGCTGATCGCCAAGCCGGTCGATGACATTGCCAAGAATGCCGTAGAGCTTTCGCCCATCGAGCGCGCGTCGATCCGACATGACTGGCAAGTCGTGAATCTCGACGTGCGTTTCTTCGCCAGCCGGCTCGCCATTGCTGATGACCGCCATCGCACCTTCGAGGCCGGGATCGAATCCGATGATCAGCATCACCGCGGCTCATAAGGCGGAAACGGAACGGGTTCGTCGCGACCACGCATGGCCGGCGGCAGAACGTCCTTCGGGATGACGCGGTCGTTTTCGATGTGCGTCAACTCTTCGGAGTCGAAGCGCGTCGCGCGCTTGGCCATTTCGAGCGCGGCGATGTTCACGATCTCGCCGGCCTTGTGCCTAGCGATGATCTCGCGCGCCCAACCGCGGCCGACGTTGTCGCCGAAGTGGAAGTTGGCCAGCTTTTCGAGCGCGCGCTGCTTGCTGATCTTCGGTACGTACTTCGATGCCGGCGGCGGGTTGGCAGCAGCCAGTGCTCGGTCGGTCTCGGCGTCGCGCTGTTCCTGCGTGATCAGCGGCCACATGTGCGGGTCAGCCCACGCATGCGCGCTGCATAGCGGCTGTTCGCCTTCCTTCTGCACCGACCAGCGATTCGGGCAACCATCGGCCCGGCACTTGAGCGGGTCGAACTTCGTGGCTTGATCCGCCACCACTGCATCATGCGTTTCGCTGAATTTCGACCTTGCCATCACGCTTCTCCGTTGTACTTTCCTTCGATGATCTTCGCCCAGTTGATCGGCTTCACGACCCACTCCAGTTCCGCGATGAATGGCCGCTTGTCAGGATCGCGAGATCGAGCGCGGCCGGTCAGGAATTGACTCTTGCCGATGTACGTGAAGAACTTCCGGAAGAATGCAAGACCCTGCTGCTGAGAATC